GGTATCTATGAGCCAATTAGCAAGTGGGTAGAGTGTGACAACTGCAATGGCTTGGGTGAAATCCAAGCCGACATCAAGGAGAACGACGATGACTGAACAACGTAACAACACCGTATGGACAGGTAAAGAAATTAATACCGCCATGCACCTAGCAGCCGAAGGGGTAAGTAACGCTGACATAGCCCTAGAGTTAAACCGTACCACGTCTGCAATATGTGCAAAGCTGTGGCATATGCAGAAACAAACACAGGGTATCTCCCGAAGAAAAGGCGCGCACGTTGTTAAGAGTACCCCCGGGGATGTTAACGTAAAGCCCACAGTAAAACAAGTTACACAGAAGGCTACACCTGTGGGTAGTAAATGTACCGTAACTACTGGAACAAACAATACTGCTGTAGGCAATCATTACTTCATTGTGCGTGTACCTAAAGTGTTTGTGGCTGCGTCACTACTCTTGGGAGTGGCAGCGGTGGGCTGGTACATAGGTCGCGGATTTTAATTCGGGCACCTGCCCGAAAACATAACAGGGGTGGCATGGTGCCGCCCTACAAAACGGAGAACGACAATGGCTAAACATACATCAGTACGGCACGCATTGGACTACGCGTCTAGGCAGAACCTCAGCCCCAACCTAAAACTAAAGATCTTCTGCATAGAAGTAGAACTTTCTATACGTGGGGCTAGAACCTTATACCGTAGTGAAGACACCGCGTGGGTATACATGGAAGGTGAGTATATGACGATGGGCTGGATAGGTTACGGGGACTTCCAGCGTAGCAAGGTTGGACAGGCTAAGTACGTTGTGTATTCTAGGTTTATAAATAACAATAAGTACCGCGACGATTCAGATCAGAATAACATGCGTATGGCAAAACATCAGGACATAGCTTTGAAAGCGGCTAAGGCTATGTTGCGTAACTACACACCCGTCGATGTTGCCTTGGCTCTGGCTAGCAAGGTGCAGAAACCCGTGCGTGAGATACTAAGCAACGCGGATAATGCGTATGCCAAAGCTAAACTGACAGTTGGTATTGATAGATTAGACCTGAATGGCTCAGGTAGGCGTATGGTAAACATGCTGGAACAGTTAATAAGTTCTGGGCACGAGTTCATAGACAAGGAGTTTCACGCCGATGTTATTGCCTTACTTATCGCCAAAGAAGGTGATGCTCGGGCTAGAGGCAGCACCGGAGTGCCTATGGACTTTGTTCGTGTGTACGAGCAACGCAGTAGACAACTTGTGGATCACGTAAGATTTTCTGATATATGTAGTCGAGGCGCGTACCAACTTGGCCAAAAGGTGTTAAGCAGCGGGGTCTACGGTGTACACAACACGCCCGAAGAACTACAGGGTAAGATTGCTGTCATGTCTATGTGTGCGGACAATCAGTTCGTTGAAGGTGTTGGCTACAAGGTCGATGAGCGTACGTTCTACTTCTATGCAGAAGATGTTACCACGTGATAGAAGGTTTAGGTAGCACATACCACGTAGTAATCTACGAAGACACAGGACTTGTCGATATATCAGCATTAGGCATTAATAGTGTTGACATGATAGACGCGGGTGTATATTCTTCTGTGGATAAACTACCTCATTGGCTACAGGAGCGGCTAGCAAGACTAATGATGTTTGCGACACCGCCACCCATAAGCGATGTGGCAGACTTAGGGTGTAGGGTAGGTAGAAATGCTTACTGGGTCTACATGTAAATTCGGGCATCTGCCCGAAAAGAGTGGGGCGGTTAACGCTGCCTCACATCTGGTATCAACGGAGTACGACATGACCCCCGAAGCAAAAGTAAAAAAGCAAATCGTCCAGCAACTAAAAGCTATAGGCGCATATTATTTCTACCCCGTAACAGGTGGCTACGGCCAGAGTGGTGTCCCTGACATCGTAGGATGCTACGAAGGACTGTTTTTCGGTATTGAGTGCAAGGCGGGTAAGAACAAACCAACGCCGTTGCAGGACAAAAACCTTGCGCAGATACGTGCCGCAGGTGGCCTAGATATGGTTGTGAACGAGATCAACATGAACACTGTGGCCGATGACTTACGAGCATGGTCTATCGTGTTACACGATTAAGAACCCCAAGCTGTGAGTGGGCGCGATAGGCATTGTTTCCGCATAAACCGCAGCAATAAGAGCAGGGTTACCTCCGTCTGCGTTAGCAGCAACTTTATCCTGTGATCTTGTCGGAGAAACCACGATACGGTTAGTCCCTGTGTGTCAACACAGGGCACCATAAGGGGGAGGACAATGGCTAAAAATATTATATATTTCCCGCAGAACAGCGAAGTAGACGCACAGTATCTTGAACTGGAACGGCAGCAAGATTCTATTAAAGAGCAGAGGGCACGTATTATGGAGCGAACAGACACACAACTTACACCCGCACAGGAGTCGGAACTAAAGTTTTTAAAACAGCAGGTCGATATGTGGCAAGACAAAGTACATGAGAAGAATGCCATGGCCGACGCACAAAACAACCTATGGGTAGCACGCGAAGAATTAACTCGCTACGTCAGCGAACTGCGAAGCTGGGGGAAGAGTATATGACTGAGGATCAGATAATAAAATATCAGGATTTGTACTTAAAGTGCTACATAGCGCAAATGAAGAAAGACAGGCAGGACAACCCCAGATTTGAGAATGGATCAGTCTATGCCCGTAATGGTAGGGCGCGCTCTTACGCGGATCATGGCGGTAGGAATACGGGTAGACCACGTACAATAGTTAGAGCAATGCCCTCAGACATACCGCTGTCACCAGAAGCTACAATAGCTAACAAGTTAATCCTGCGTGGTTTCCTGCTGAAGGAAGTAGCCGATGTGTTAGGCATATCCCCCAAAGGAATGAGCCGCATGAAGAAAAAGTATGACCTACCGCGTAAGGGAGAGAAACCATGACACCTAGAGAAATGAGACAGGCTATAGAAGACGTAGCAGACGCAGCCCCTAGCAACGTTAACGCATCACTGCTGGCTATGATAATCGCCAACTTGGTTAATACGTACGACATGGTAGAGGAGTGGCCTGATATTAAAGATCAAGTGGCAGACGTATTATCTATCGCTGGTAAAATGGCAGATAGGACTACGAAGATGGAAGAGGAGATTATAACCATAGCTACCAAAGACACAAAAATATTCTTAGAACGTATAATGAAAAATGGAGAACGACCATGAGTAAGAAAGAAACCAAGACCGCGCAGATTATCAGGATTTTACGTGCAAATCACCACGACACAGACAGGGTTATAGCTTTCAACATAGGATGCACCAAGTCGCTTGTAGCCAAAGTACGTAGGTCGGGTAAACATTACGTTACTAAAGATGAAGCCCGAATTGCGTTAGCAGCTCAAAAGGAATTACCCCGCGTCGAGGGCGGCAATAGTTCGTTTTGGGCTGGCATTGGTTCTGCCGAGGCTACCTACGAACTGGATAAAGCCGAAAAGATTAGCCAGCATGTGCAAAGTATTGGCAACTCTGCCTACAAACTGACTAAGGACGGTCCTAACACAGCAGGTGTAGACCCGAACGCGTGGACGCGAACTGGTATCCTAAACCAAGCCGAGAAGTACGTCACAAAAGATCGGGCAGCTACGCATGGCGACATGGAAAATAACTTCCAGACTATCGCTGACTTGTGGAGCAATTACCTTGGGATTAGCGACGATATAGAGTTATCACCTACAGACGTTGCGGTCATGATGACCCTGCTAAAGATTGCGCGGGTAAAATCTAATCCTGCAAATGCAGACAACTGGGTTGATGCTTGCGGGTACATGGCGTGTGGCGGGGAGATAGCTACGCAGAAGGACCACAAGTAGTGGACTTAGTAACCTTAGACTTTGAAACATTTTACGACAAAGACTTTTCTCTGCGTAAGATGACAACAGAAGCCTACATTCGTGACCCTCTTTTTGAGGTGATCGGTGTAGGCGTCAAGGTAAACGATAGAGAAACGGAGTGGGCAAGTGGTACGCATAAACAGATTAAAAAATATCTCGCCGAAGCCGCCGATTGGGATCAGGTTATGTTACTTTGTCATAACACTATGTTTGATGGTGCCATTCTTAATTGGCGTTTTGATATTCGTCCTCGCGTGTATACCGATACTGTGTGTATTGCCCGTGCCATTAATGGGACTGAAGCTAGCGCAAGTCTCGGGGCGTTGTCTGAAAGGTACGATATTGGCGTTAAAGGGACAGAAGTCCTCGACGCGAAGGGCAAAAGACGTAGAGATTTTACGCCTGAAGAGCTAAGTTCTTATGGGGACTACTGTATCAATGACGTAGAGTTAACAAACCAATTATTTAACCTTCTGGCAAGTGGACTAATATCAGGTACACGGTTTCCGCACGACGAATTAAAGCTCATAGACCTGACCTTGCGTATGTTTACCGAACCTACATTACAGCTAGATAAGCAGCTACTAAACTCGCACTTCAAAGACGTTAAGGCACGCAAGGAAAAGTTGTTAGTAGACGCGGGGGTAACAGACAAGAAAGAGCTTATGTCTAACCCTAAGTTCGCTGAGTTACTGCGGGGGTTTGGTGTCGAGCCACCTATGAAGATTAGCCCTGCAAACGGTAAAGAAACATTCGCATTTGCCAAGTCCGACGAGGGGTTTAAGGCGTTACTCGAACACGAGGACGACAATGTTAAAGCATTAGTAGAGGCACGTTTAGGTACTAAAAGTACCTTGGAAGAAACACGTACGCAAAGGTTCTTAGACATAGCAGACCGTGGTACGCTGCCCGTCCCTGTAAGGTATTATGCTGCGCACACAGGTAGGTGGGGTGGCGACGATAAGATAAACCTGCAAAACCTACCGAGCCGTGGGGCTAACGGTAAGAAGTTAAAGCGTAGCATCCTTGCACCCGAAGGTCACACAATGATTGACTGTGACAGTTCCCAAATCGAGGCGCGTGTGTTGGCATGGCTGGCAGGGCAAGATGATCTTACCGCTGCGTTTGCTGTTGGCGATGATGTCTACAAGCAGATGGCACACGTTATATACAGTACCCCTGTAGAAGAAGTTACAGACAGCCAGAGGTTTGTAGGTAAGACTACAATCTTGGGGGCTGGCTATGGTATGGGTGCGGTCAAGTTCCAGACACAGCTTGCAGGTATGGGTGTTGAAGTAGAGCTAGCAGAAGCGCGGCGTATTATACAAATCTACCGCAGGGCTAACGGGGCTATAACTCAGCTATGGACAGACGCAAACAATACAATTCAGTACATGGACCGCGGTGACACGTTACAGTTTGGCAAGGACGGTGTGCTCACCGTCGATGCGTCTAGGAACGCTATTATCTTACCGTCTGGGCTACCAATGTTCTACCACGCGCTAGGTAAATACTCCACCGAAGACGGACAAGAATACATGTATAAAACCCGCAAGGGCTTGGTTCGTATATACGGGGGTAAGGTTATTGAGAACGTTTGCCAAGCAATAGCCCGTTGCATTATAGGTCACCAGATGATACTAATTGCCAAGCAATACAAGGTAGCGCTGACTGTACACGATTCGATTGTAATTACTGTGCGCGATGAAGAAGTAGACGAGGCTAGGGCTTACGTAGAACATTGCATGAGCCAGAAACCCGATTGGGCCGATGGCCTACCTATCACCTGTGAAAGTGGCACAGGCAAATCATATGGAGATTGTGAATAATGTCTAGGAATTTAGATGACGAGTTGTGGCAAGCAACACACGCACGGTTAGAACTGGCTACGAAACTGTGTATGGAATACAACAGCCATGAGTGGGGGCCTCCCATCGGCATGAAAGATGTGCTGTTAGCTATGTTGGGGGCCTCGATCGAAGAAGCTCAAGGGCATTTTATGGAAAGGTTTCCTAAGAGTGACTAAAGTAGCCCCGTGGTCTTTCAGCAGGATCAAAGCATTTGAGCAATGTCCTAAGCAGTTCTACCATGAGAAGATACTCAAGGAGTTTCCGTTTAAACAGACTGAAGCTATCTTGTATGGCTCCGCGTTCCATAAGATGGCCGAGGACTTCATAGGTGCGGACGTACCTGTGCCTAAGAAGTTTGCCTTTGCAGAGAAGGGACTGGTATCGCTGAAGAACCGC